TTTCCCGGGTGCTCATAACGGAAAAAGAACTTTCCCCTTCGATTAGGAATAAGGATTCCCACGCCGAACTTTTTGAACAAGGCGTGTCTTTCCTTGCTGTCAAAGGCTCCTGTTGAATTGCCTACAATTGCAAATGGCTTTTTCAGTGCAAACAGCCTTTGAAGCACAGCGTCACGCTTAGAAAACGGCGGGTTTGATACCACGGCATCAAAGTCTTTCGGACGGTAAGAAAAGAAATCTTCCCCCATGCAGATATGAGAATGAATAATCTTGAATCCCTTTTCTTTCAATATCTTTACGAAATTGGAATCCTCCGTATCAAACGGGCATCAAATAGTATGAAATGGACGAAGATACGGAATGATGATTTTCACAAGGTTTTCAGGCGTATACCATTCGTCTGTCCTTGACCTTTTCGTAATCCTTACAAGGTCTTCTATAACACATCATCCTTTCTGTAAAACCGCAATTCCAGTCGCGGATTTTCCTTGTCTATGCAATAGTCAATATATCGTGGCAGCACAGTTTTATCATCCACGTACACAATGCCTTCCAACGCATCAAACAGCACCTTTGCCCCGTTATGTACATCTCTGCGCCTTCGGTCTTTCCAGTAGGTGACAATTTCACAAACCAACTTCTCCTTGTCTGTTATTTGCCAGCCTTGCTCTTTCACGGCAGTCCGTGCTTTTTCCCGTGTGCGCTCCATCCATTTCTTTGCTTCTTTTTTGAGTATGCGCATTCCATTTCTTGCTGTGAAATACGCGTGATTTACGGACGGGGCAACTTCTGTGGTAAACGTCAGTGTCAAAAAATAGTCACCAGGTTTTCTGTGTCCTCTACAACGTAAAAGACCGGGTATTCTCTTCCCTTCTCGTCGTAGTAGCACACCTTTGCTTCTGGGTTAAATGTTTCCAGCTTCGCAATCAAAGCCGCAACCGTAAGCCCTTCACTGCTTTCCTTCTTCTCCTTCTTGCCTCTTATCCATTTGCTTTCCTTGAGGTACTTCACCTTGTACCATGGCCTTCCGTCGCCTCCTGGCAAAATCGCTGTTATAGCCCCGCCTTCAATAATGTCACCAACTTTTAACATAAATCAGCCTCCTTTATTACCTTTGCCAACTCCTTGCTTGGATAGACAAAGCCGTATTCTTCTATGACTTTACGAAAATTCATCTCAGGCTTGATGACGGTAACATTAAGAGGAAGCGCTTGAAGTCTCTTTAATTCATCTTTTGTGTATTTCGTAGCTATTCACCATACCTTTCCATGTAATAATCACAGAACATGTTCACGGCACACCAGTCACGGCATTTGCGGTCAGGGTAGGACTTGGAACTATCCCATCGGTCTTTCTTTGAGCAAACGGGTGGAAGTACATTGTTTTCCAATGCTTCCATGAGCAAGCGATGTTTGTGCTGAAAATACCGTTCCACCCAACGTCTTGAAATGGGATAAATCGGAACAATATATCCTGCCTGTGTAATCCCGTATTTTTTCGCTGTTGCATCAATGCCTCCACGGACAAACATGTTGACGTTAATGGCGTTCACAGTCAGTCCGTTGTCCTCCATGAGAACCTTGTAGTACGAGAGCTGCTTTGCAATATCCATAACATCACGCACACCACCCGAAACAAAGACTTGTTCCCACTTCTCCTTTCCCTTGTCCTTTCCACGTTTTATTACGCGCTTCTGCCATTTTGATGTCATTCCAATGGCACGGGCAATTCGATAGGCACCGAAGAATTTCCAGTCCCACAATATGCCGTTCTTGCAGTCATAGGCATCGAATTGCCCGGACACAATGTTATTTTCCAGTCGAACCTCTGCCATCCAATTGTTTGGCACGTTGTCTTCAAATGCCTTATGACTGTTTGTCCCAATCATGGCAGCAATGCCGTTCATGGGGGAAATGTAGTATTCCTTTGTGATTTCAAGGAATGTCTGTCGTGTTGGTTTCAGTAATTGCGTCACCGATGGTTTTCCTGTCCAGTTCCTTTGTGTTGCCGCTGATTTCAAGGCAGGCAATGCCATGCAACGGGAAGGGCAGTCTCCCATGCACTCTTCAAACCGTTTATGCTCCCCGTTTGGGCAAACAAATCCTATTGCTGGCAATTCTCCACCTCACTTATCCGGCTTGTTTCCGGGTTATATTTAAGTTCAAACATCGTATTCCCATTTCTTACTTCCCTGGCTTTTGTGATTTTGAGCAAGGTCGTGTACTTTTGCTTTTCCCGGTCAATCGGGGATAAGCTGCTATTCAATGCAGGCCTCCACATCAGTAAGATGAAGTCTGCACTGTTTCCAATGCCACCCGCGCCCGCAAGGTCTGCCTGTGTCGGCTCATGGAATTTCCCGTCTTTTTCCTTGGATTGGGATGCCTTGCGCAATTGAGATAACATGACGAACAGGACACCCATGCTTTTGGCGAAGGCCTTCATTTTTTGTGCCGTTTGTTCTTGTTCTTCCACGGTTGAAACATTTTTCATGTACTGGAAATAGTCCACGCAAACGACATCCGGGGAAATCCCTTGAACTCGTAGGAGACGTACATATTCTTCCATCTCCTCCATGGAAAGCCCATTCTTGTCCACGATAAACAAGTTGTCCTTGAGTTTTTCTGTGATGAGGTCATAGGCTTCTTTGTTCTCCTTAATGTATTCCCCGACTTTCCAACGGGGAATCTGGCACACCTTTGCAACAATGACCTTCATGACATCCTCCGTTGGCATTTCCATGGAAAAGAACAAGATTTTCATCTTCTTCACAATGCACCAATAAAGGATGAACTCAACGAGCATGTCACTTTTGCCGCTGAAACTGTATGCGCCCAACACAAGAACGCATTTCCTCCACAATTGAATGCACGTATCTACATTGGAAAAACCTATGCCAAACTTTTCTTCTTCCTGTTTGTTTTCCAGGAGGGAATATGCCTTATCAACGGTAACAATATCCTGCAAGCGTTCTTTCGTTGTGTCCTCCTTGACGGACAGGAGTTCCCGTATTTCTGCCACGGTTCTTCCCCAGAAATCCGATAACCACATGGCAATATCCGCTTTAACCAAAGGGCTTTTCACGGTACTAACAAAGGAAACAATGTCCTTCTCTTGCATATCCCTGTCCTCAGACTGAAAAACAACCTGTTTCGCGCAGTAAAGATCTATAGCCTCCTGTTTGCACGCTGCAATTTCTTCGCCATTCACAAGCATGTCATTGAAATCCTTGCTTCCTTCCGGGATTACAGCGACTTTCACGGTAACACTCGGAGCAAGCTTCTGGAACAATTCCCTTGCACGTAAAACGAACTTGCTTGCCTTCCCGTCATTGTCCGGACAAATGACTACTTTTGAACCCTTGACATGCGAGATAATGTCCCGAATTTTCAGGATATGATGTTGTGTTACGCTGATTCCGCAATATGCTACACAGCAATTTCCTTGTTGGACAGCGGACATTGCGTCGAAAGCACCTTCACACAACATGAACGTCTTTGTCGTCTTCAGGCTCTTCATTGCCTGCGGCAGTCCAAACAAGAATTTCCCTTTTACAAACAATCCCTCTACATTTTTACTGTTCTTGTATTTCGGGGTTTTGTCGAAGAAGCGATAAAGAAAGGCAACACAGCGTCCCCACTCATCCTCCATTGGAATAGAAATGCCTTGCAGTTTTGTTGAATAACCAATACCGTAACGGGCAATTGTTTCGTCCATAAAACCCCGCTTGTGCAAGTAGTCTATGACACTGCTCAGATTCTTTCTCATTCCCTTTTTCCACATCTCGTTCCGTTTTGTTACAGTGAACTGTCTATGGTAATCGTCCGTGTTTGTAATGGGTATTCCAAAGTCGTCTGCCAGCTTATGCACGGCACCGTCAAAGGAAAGCCCATCACGGCACATGACAAAAGAGATGATATCCCCGGATTCCCCACAGGAGAAACAATAGTAACGATTGCTGTCCGGGAATACGGCAAAGGACGTTGGGTTGCTTCCTCCATGAAGAGGGCAAGGGGAACGGTAACTCCCATCGGAAGCCAATGTCAT